AGAGCCGGCTGAAGCTGCAAGGCTACTTCCAGTCCGGACAGGACAAAGCCGGTGTGGGTACGTCGTTCCAGGACTACACCATCACCGAGCTGGCGCTGTTCACCCGTGAGGATCCCATCCCCCGGCTGATGCCGATCCTTGAGAACCGCGCAGAGGACAAGCGGTTGATGGTCGTCAGCACGCCACGAGGGAAACGACGGAATCCGTTGTGGCAGTTGATGGAATCCATGAAGGACAACCCCGAGGCCGATGTCATCATCAGGGACATCGATGACCTGAACAAGATCATGACGCGGGAAGGACTGCCCCCGGTCCTGACCACGGAAGAACTTGAACGGATCCGGGATACCTACCTCAAACGGTTCGGCAACGACCGGATGTTCGAGCAGGAGTACTACGTCTCCTTCGAGGAGATGGACGCCGCTGCGGTGTACGGCGAGGCGTACATGAAGATGGAGGAGGAGAAGCGGGTCCATGAGTTCAACCTAAATCCAGGCCATCCGGTGTACGTCGCCTTCGACATCGGCTCCTCCGGGATCCAGTCGGACGCCACCAGTTGGATCGCGTTCCAGTGGATCAACGGGAGACTGTTCCTGTACGACTGCGGCGAGGGACACGGCAAAGCACTGCCGGAGTACGTGGACGATCTACAGGTGAAGCCGTACTTCAACAAGTTGGCTGCGATCATCCTCCCGTGGGACGGTGAGCACCATGAGAAGGCGATCAACACCACGCCCGCGGACATGATGCGACAGAGGTTCCCGAACGTGGCAGTGCTCGCCAAGTCGAACAAGGTGTGGAAGATCCCGGGATCCAGGTCTGGGGACTTCTCGATTGTCACCGACATCCAGCAGACACGCATGATGTTGTACAACAGCATCGTCCATTCGGGAAACTGCCAGTGGTTGCTCGAGTGCTTGGAGAACTACAAGTACGAGTTCAACACCAAGCTGCAGATGTGGACCCAGCAACCGCTACACGACAAGTACAGCCACATGATGGACGCACTGCGCTATGTGGTACAGGCCGTGAAGGAATTGGATTTCTTCAACGGAAAATTTTTTGACAACGCCGGACAGTCCACCGCGTCAGTGAACTACGAGGAAGACTGGACAGGAGTGTGGGCATGAAGATCGTCACGATCAGACAGGCTATGCAACTGGTGGCCGACAACCCCGTCATGAAAACCGATGACATGATCAGCCTGCCAGCACACGAGCTGGTGGTGCGCACGCTGTTCGAGATCGCCAACAGTGCCAACTCGACAGACCGTAGCTCGATGAAGGAAGCGAACACCGCACGGGAGATGATCTTCAACCGGATGGTTGGCCGGCGTCGAACCGGATCCCATCCTGCCACCCATCAAGAGATCAAGATCGAGTTCCGGGATCTGACAGGAGGAGCGATCGAATCATGAAACTACAAATGGAAGCCACTATCCGACTGCTGCTGATCGGGGCGTGGCAATGAGCCGTCACATCAGCGACCTGCTGCCCAACGTCACCAGCGACCACATCAACGATGACGACATCGTCCTCGACGCCGTCGTCCTCATGCGCGTCGTATCCACCGTCGGGGACGGGAAACCACGCCTGACCCTGGCCGCCACCCCCGACCTCGACTGGCTGTTGCAAATCGGAATGCTGCGTGCCGGACTAGAGATCGTCACCACCGACATCGGAAGAGACGAGGACGACGGATGAACTACTTCGAGGACTTGGCGTGCGCGTGGGCCGAATATCGCAACGAATACGGAGTCCGCGACACGACGACCGCCTACAAGGCGTTCGTCGCCGGGTGGGAGGCGGCCCACGGCCTTTCTAGTGAGGGGATTCTGAAGTGACTGCGCTCAAGGCCATCAACTCCGGGGATCAAACGCGGCGTCAGGAGATCGGGCTGATTCACCCCAACGACGGAGACGGCGATGAGTGACATCACGCCCATCCGTCGTTGGCGCAACCGGATCCCTGAGGACCACCGCACTAGCCTGGACACCCGGCTGCTGTGGCTGTGGCACCAGCGGTTCGGCACCGTGCAGATGGTGTACAAGGAGTCCGAGGACATCCTCGACAAGACAGCCGCGACACTGGTACTGCAAGCGATCCTGGGCCGCGATCTGAAATCGATTCAACAGTTGTTTCAGCGGATCGAAGGCGGCCCGCAGTACGACCAACAGGTATTGGCCCAGCAGAATCCGGTCAGGATTTGAGCTGGTCGTCCCGCCATCGTTGCTGCCAGGCCCGAGCCTCAGGCCTCTGACACGGGACACACCGGCACTTCCGCGGCTTGACCATGTGGTCGTACGCATCGGTATCCGGTCGTGTCTCCGGCATCGTGCGGTACTCGTCTGACAGCAGTTCCAACGGAATGAACCACTGACCGTGGAACCGTACGGCCTGTGGATGATCCGGCTTGCGAACCTTGTACGTGCGTTCTTCCAACGGTTTCGGTGTGTACTTCGAGTAGTTCGAGTACCTCCGCGTACCGTCCGGCAGGACAACAACGGGATGATGGGTCACGGGTACAGCACGCCCTCGGTGTACTCGGCCCACAGCGTCAAGGTGTACGGGCGGTGCCGGCGGATGTAGTACCCGGGCTTCACCCGGTACGCCTTCGGTACTTTCTTCCCGCAGATGTACGTCATGTAGGGCTTGCCGAAGTAGAACTCCAACACCTTGTTGATCTTGCGGAGGTCGGAGCGCCACGACTGCAGCCGGCCGACAACCTTGTCCGGCGACTTCATGATGTCGGCGATACGGATCCCGGTGGCCCACTCGTACACCATCACCGCCGATACCCGGTGACCGTGATCGGGCGAGAGGTTCCTGAGAAACTTACGGACCTCGCGCTCCCACTGAACCAGGTGAGGGTTTTCCCTCACCAGATATTTGTCCTTGGTGACGGGCATCTTCGCTCGCATCTCATCGGGGAGTACGAGCTGGTCGAGCCTGTCGGACGACGGGGCGTCGGCAGCGTTTGACGGTAGCCGACGCTTGTCTGCTTCTTCCTTCTTGAAACGTCTCTTCAGCTCTTCTTCCGCCTCAGAAAGAAACGTCGCATTGTCATCCAGCATGCTCATGAGTCACCCTCAAAAAAGTAGTTAATTGCAAATAGTCTACTCGATATCTCCCTGCTGAAAAAAGAAAGTGACCCCGGTTTCCCAGGGTCACCTTCTTCTCATGCACTCGGGGCAACTTCGCATCCCAATGCTGCATAGCCAGCCAGATCCACCCAACTGTCACGCTTGGCAGGACTTGTCTGAATCCGTGACAACTTGACGATGACCATCATGACAGCAACATCATGAGGTTCAATCGTGTGATCGAGATACGATGACCACATGTCAGCGATGCACCGGAAGTTGTTGCTCGGATCACCATAGTCCTTGTTGCGGTCGTTGGTGATCAGATGCTGAGCTTCGCTGAGAACTTCATCTCGAACAGTCATGTCAGTCTCCGTACTTCTTGATGTTGTGCAGCAGCTTGTCCGCTTCCTCGATGTCCAGGCCGAGAGCCAGGGCACGGTCGTGAACGAGCCGCGGCCAGCCAGGGATCTGTGCCTGCATCATCTGGGAACCGATGGCGAACAGTGTGGTGTTTCGCCGGCCGGCTGGGATCTGCTTGTTCAGATCCGTGATCATTGTGTCGTGCATCATTGCTACCTCCGTAGGATCTCCTGTATCCAGGATCTTGATGATCTCGTCAGTGGTTCCTGACGAGCGTTGCTTGTCTCGATTGAGACGGTCTTTCAGATGTTGTGGCAGTTCGGCCAGAGCACGGGTGTTCCACCGCTGTTGCTTGTAGTGGTACACACAGCCAACGGAACGCAGGTCCACACCCTGCTCCAAAGCGATCCGGTCGTTGAACATGGCAAAGCCAGTCTCACTGTCCCACTGATCATCACTGGTCAGGTAGAACAGGTGGAAACCATCGCCACTCTTGCTGGTCTCCGCCAGTGTGTAAGGCAACATGCCCAACTTGCGGGCTTCGACCAGGCCACCGTTCTTGCCGTCGATGTCGATACACACCATGCGCAATGATCGCATCACGAAGGCAAAACTCCACCGACCTGACTCGTACCCGAAGGTGACGATGTCCGATCGAAAGGTGTTCGACTCGTACGACTTCATGAATCCGGGAGACTTCTCCGTTGGTTTCAGCCCCCATCCTCGTGATGTCCGTCCGTCTTGCCAGGCTTTGACAAGAGCAATCCCGTGAGGTCCGGCGTGCTGTTCGAACTCTGCGGGTATCGGTGTGGCACTGAAATACTCATCAGTCATCCACCACGGTTGTGTCTGCATCTGCATCCTCTCCTTTCAGTAGTTGCAGGTAGGCAGTTGTCTCCGGCTTGAAAGCCTCGACGACTTTGATCTTTCGGGGTTTGCCGTGGACACGGCGTGATTGACGACTAATCCTCACAGAAGGCCGGAACAACTCTGTGACATCCGGCTCTGACCATGAAGCAATGTCGCCCTCACTGACACGCCACGAGATGAATCGCGCGGTCAGTTCTGCGAAGTCGATACCAAGCAGACTGTCGGCACCCAACGGGTCCGAGTGATCCACATGGACAATGAACTGCAGTGCGTAGGAGTTGGAATGCATATGCTCCAACTGCAGTTCCTTCGACCGTCGAGTGGGTGCCAGCATGACCGCCTTGTCCTGCTTCTTGACGTAGTTGTCGATCAGCAGGGACAGCAAGGCGCCTAACATGGGCTTCGACAGCATCCTGTCCTTGAACATCAGATCGTCGGCGTACGTGTTCGGAAACCAGAACCGTACGATACGAGCCTGAAGTGCTGAGGACTTGTCACTGGACTTCGGCTCCTTGTTCAATCCTTCGATGAACAAGGCGTTGGTCTGCACCAATGTGGAGGTGGACGAGTACAGCATCCTGATCGGTACGGGTTCCCCTGCGATCAGAGACTTCTCGTTGCCGGAGTCACGCAGGTACTCAGCGACACCGTCATAGACGACGTTCAACAACTTGCCGAGGACTTCGGTGACAACAGGAGATGCCTTGCTGATGTCCTGCCGGGTGACATGGGAGCAGTTCTCCCAGCCGAACAGGGCTTGCAGCATACTCATCAGAACGGACTTGCCGTTACGCCCGTCACCGAGAAGCATGACGTACTTGACGGCTGACCAGTCAGGCGCAAGCGTGGTGGCGAGGTGACGCAGCAGCGCTGCGGTTTCCTCCTCGTCATCCAGCCATCCGTTGAGTACATCGAGGACATGTGCTTTGTCCTGTGGATCCTCGTTCAGCATGACGGGCAGGAAGTTCGGAACGAACTGGCCGGTGGCATCGTGCAACTTGCCATCGCCTTTCAGTTCTTTCAACCCATCTGTGGTGTGGATCAGCAGGCTGTCTGTTTGAAAATCCACCTGCTGTGCAGCCTGACCCACCATGTAGAAGAAGCTGGCTTCCTCACTGGCAGACACGAACAAGGTGTCGTAATGGTGCATGGCCCATTGCTGCACCGCGGTCATAGACATGGGCTTCCACACTGTGCGTTCAGGTAAGGGAGTCACCTCCATCTCCCCGGTCTCAAAGTCGGCCGGGATGTACAGCACATGGTTGTACCGTACGAGTGAGAAGCTGGTAGCAAAGTTGACTGCGTACTGGCTCAGCTCCCGTTTGGTACGAATGTCTGGCATAGCATCTCCGTTTCGGGTAGAGCAGAGGCGGCAGGGTTTCGGTCCCTGCCGCCTCCTCGGTTATTTCAGTTGGGACTCACACCACTTGAGACGTCGCACTAGTTCGGCGAATCGTAATGGTGCGATGTCAGGCTGATTCATCTCTTCACGAACTGACTCAGCAATCTCCTGGATGCTCGGCATCACTACTCCTTTCCAAGCTGGACTGTCCAGCTCCCCACCCCGGGTGTGGTCAGGGTGTAGGTACGAACCTCAGGATTTGCTTAGCCGTCGAGGAGACGTAGTCGCCTCGTGGCATGATCCGTCCGATCAGCTGACGGCGCAGTGCGTCATCATCTGTGTCGTCGAGAATCACCAGCGTGTCACAGACACGGTCCAGTCCATCGGTACCTGTGGCCAGGGTTGCTGTGCCTATCAGTATCTTGTGGTTGCCGGCGCGAACCTCATCGATGATGCGGTTCTTTTCCAGCCTGGATGTACTACCTGTGACCAGCACATTCTTGAGCCACACAGATGCCAGGGTTTCTGACACTACTTGTGCGATCGAAGAATGCGTGGTGAAGATCATGACCGTGCGTCCGTATGGACTGGCGATCACTATCTTCACCAGTTCTTGGAGGATCGGTGTTCGCAGGTTACCGCGCTCATCGATCAACCCTTGGTATCGGAACGTGTGCCGGCGTTCCATCAGGCTCGCAATCATGCGATGGTTGAGCCTGTCGTATCCGTAGGTGACGAGATCAGGATCCAACTGCTCTCGGTACGGCACGTCCACGATGTCGATGACCAGGTCGTCCGGCAGATGGAACACCCCTGGGATGTCCGCGAGGAACGCTGCCGCATCCGGGTAGTTCTTGAAGCCGGTGACGATCGGTTCCATCCCGAACGGGTTCTGCTCCGTGGTGCAGTTCTCGTACAGGAATTGCAGGTAACCGCCCTTGGTCTGGTGTGGCACCAGTACATGCTGCACGCAGTAGCACCGTTCGGCATCGTTGTAGTTCGGTGTCGCCGATGCCAGGATCAGAGGTGCTTGCAAGTGCCGGGCCAGTTTGTCCAGCTTACGCCAGCCCTGACCCTTCTGCCCACCGAACAGGTGGAACTCATCAGCGATCACCGGGATCACGCGCGACACCTTGACCGTCTTTCTGCGGAACTTCGCATGCGACATCGTATCCACGGTGACACCCAGTTTCTCGCCCAACGCCACCCACTGACTGTGAGTGGACGGAGGGCAGATCACCAGGCAGGTGTCGTACCCGAGCAGAGCAATGGCTGCCAGTGCAGTGAGGCTCTTGCCTGCACCCGTCTTGTAGAACAAGCACGAGCGCAAGGGCTGAGCACTGTGCACCACACTGTCCAAGAACTCCTGCTGGTAGTCGAACAGGGTGACCCCTGCTCGTGTTGCTAACTCGTGGATCTCCGGTGCAGTGGTGGCTGTCATGCTGTCTCCTTCGTCCAACCATGCCCATCCAGTTCATCATGGATGACATCAGCAAGGACATGATTCAGGTGCTTGTCCTTCATCATCCCGTACAACAGGATGCGTGCTGCTGCCCTGAGATCCTGGTGATGTGTCGGAGTGTTGAATGTCCACACTCCTAACACCTGCATCAGATCTTGGGTGACCACCTGCTTGGCTCCGGTGTTGCGTATCACCTTGGCGTGCGGGATCTGCGTAGTGAAGGCGGCTTCCGCTTTCACCATGCGTTCGTCCGTGCCGTACCTCTGGCGTGGCACGTACTTCTCGATGAACACCACGGGTGATGTGGTTGACATATAGATCCAATGCCAGACAGCCTTGGCATCAGGCCCGTCGATCACTGTGGAATCCACCGTAAGGGTCTTTGATGTGGTGTCGAACTGCATGCGCACCACTCCGGTGTGCACCAGTCCTGGATCAATGCCTATCACTGTGTATATATTGGACACAGCTACCTCCTTTCGGATGAGGCCGAGCGCCTGGACTGTGCACCCAGGCGCTCGGCTTTTCATTTGGTGTAACGGAAATCATTCTTGATCTCCGCAGCGAGCGGGAAATCCGGCAGAGTCGTACGTGTCATCGACTCGTTCAGTGTTCCCATGACAGTAGCCAGACCTGGCTGGTTGAGCTGGGGGGCCCAGTCCAGCACGATCTCATCGTGGAACTGTCCGATCAACTGGACGTTGGGTAGATCCTCGACCCAGTCATGGACATCGAGCAGACAGGTGAAGAACACCTCACGGCACAATGATTGTGTCAGTAGTCCCGCGAGCTTCCCTCCGTACACGGTGTACGGTTGGACCTGCTTGGTCTTCGGGTTGGTGAACCTGTCGACCCACAAGTCTCCGGTCTTGCGTTCGCTCGGCTTCCAGTATCCGACGTTCCTGCCCTTGAGATGGGCACCGTGGATCACACGGTTGAACAGGATCTTGGATCCGGTACGCATGGTGATCTGCAAGGACACCAGGTCGACATCGCGGGTCTGTTGACGCAGCGACTCCGGTGCCATGACAGGCTCGATCTCGACAGTTCCGTATGCCATTGACACTGATGTGTATGCACCACCTGTAGCAGTGTGCAACCCATCGTTGAGCGCGTGCCAGTAGTTCACGATCCCATCATTGGCTGAGCGCCAGTCACGCACCAGCTTCGCTGACTCGTGCTGTGTCATCGATACACCCATCTTCGCTGCGAAGTCTCGCACCGCATCCGGGCCTGCGCCATAGCCACATGCCAACTCACCGACCTTGCCGATCTGTCGCTCAGATTTGGACACCTGATCGACAGGCTTGTTGAAGATCAACCCAGCCTGCACCTTGTACAGATCTCGACCGCGAGCATAAGCATCCAGCTTCCACTGCTCACCTGATTGCCAGGCTAGACCGCGGGACTCCACGCTACTGAAGTCACCGACGATCAACTGGCCATTGTCATCCGTGGCACGAAACACCTGTCGCAGGTTGGCAGCCAGCCTGTCGTTAGGCCAGGTGACTGCCGGGTCAAACAGCAACTCGACATCGTCGCCTTGCCCGTTCAACCGCTTCAGGTTCTGCAACTGCACACCACGTCCTGACGTACGACGTGTGGCACCCGCACCTACGTGGAGGTACTGGTCCCGCAGCCGTCCGTCACTACCCGTGCGATCGAGGATGGTCTGCAGTTTCTTCAGACTGCTACCACCCACTGTTTGTTTCGTGAGCAGCAACTCGATCACCTGTTGGTATCCCCGCTTGGTGTCCTCATCCATGTTGGGTTTGGACGCCATGCGTTTGTGCAGTGTGGCGAGCAGCTTCTCCACTGCTGCCTCGTCGAACGATTTGGCCCGGACACCTCTGTCCTCGCACCACTTCTGTAACTGCGTGAAGCTGGCGAGGTTCAGGTCAGGAGCATCACAGTCGATACGGAACTTCTCGATTGCTTGCTCCACGTTGGCGTGGTACTGGCGTTGCATCTCCTCGACCAACGGGATGTCAACGAACCATCCGGTGTTGTTCATGTCCATCGTCACTGCGTTGAACAGGTGTTCCTCTACTCCATACGTGGAGCTGAGGTACTGCCCCAGTTTGAAACTGAGCACAGCATCCTGCACACAGTAGGCAATGAACTCCGACCAGTCATCGAGGTGATCCTCCACGACTCGCGGGTTGAACGCCATACTGTTCGACCTGGCTTGGTACTCGCCAGGGATGGAGAACAGTTTGATCAGACCGGAGCCCGACTCGAACTTGTCACTGCCCAACAGTTGAGGAGCAGCGGCCTCGAGCTTTCCGGCAGCGCCGGCAGCACGAGCGAGCACAGCAGAATCAATGAAGGATTCGGATGGGAGATCAATACCCATCCGCTCCAGCACTGCCTGCTCGAAGCCTGCGTTGTGCGCCACGATGATGCAGTTGTTCAAGGTTTCTTTCAACAGCATCAGCTCGTGTACGTAGTTGTCCACGAAGTCAAAGCTTTTCGTCACGATCTCACCGGCATCGGAGTACGCCACTGCTGCTACCAGTGGACGGAAGTGTGGGCAGTTGACGTAGTTGTCCAACCCGTTGACGACCAGATCTGTTGCGGCATAGGTCTCGAAGTCAAGACCTATCATCTTCTTGGTGTAGTTCATCTATCCTCCTAGGATTTCAGCCTCGTCAATCAGAGGCGGGTACAGCAGCTGCATCATGGCGGGGCACATCGGCCTGCCCTTCAGCCCACGACTGTGTGGATTGGCAGGGCAGAACTGGCAGCCGTCACCCGGAGAGAAGTGTGTACTTCCTGCGGTGATGGCCTTGTCAGTGTTGATGGCATCGGTCATGAAGCGAGCGATGGTTGAGACATCAGCGAACCAGGACTCCATCACGTCAGCCCACGGCTGAACGATGTGGAGGTGCACACCCTTGGCCTTGGGAGCCAGGTGTCCATAGCTCGCTGCGTAGTACAGCAGCTGCGCGTTGTCGACTGCGTACACGGGGATCTTCCCGGTCTTCAGATCGATGACATGGATCTCATCCTGCACATACAGCACGAGATCCGCAGTGGTGTGCGGTTTCGACGGCAACCAGTTCACATCGACAGACTCTTCGATGAGCACCTGGAAACGCCGGCGACTACGTAGTTCTGCGATGTACATCGTGGCCTCGGAAAATTTTTTCAGATCCTTGGCCTTGAGTTCCATCGCCTTGGCGAACAGCTCATGGATGTGCGTTCCATGATTCGCTGCGTTCTCCTTGTCCGGATCGGCAACCGGAGGTTCCCATCCGGGGATAGCCAGTTCCAAGTTGGCACTGGCGTGGCACTGCATCATGCGTGTGGCACGACTGGCACTGAACATTTCAGGCATAGCTCCTCCTTCACGAGAGAAAGGGGTAGACAGGTGCAACCCTGCCTACCCCTCTCATGGTGAGATCACTCAGTCGAGGAAGATCTCATCCGTGTCCACGTCGACGCCGCCGCCGAAGCGCTCGGCATCCGACCGGAACACTGCGACATTCGCTCCCGCACTGAAGCCTGGCAGCTTACCGTTGCGGTAGGCGTACAGGTTCACGGTCACGGCAACCACAGCACCCGGGTACATCTGGTGCGTGGTGGCGGACAGCGGCTTGATCACCGGGAACTGCAGGATGTCCGGGTCAGGCACGGACAGTTCGGACTCGTCGTTGACGATCGCCTTCAGGATGAAGTCCTCACCCTTCGAGCCGATCACCTTGACCGCAGCCACAGCATCCGGTGCCAGGTCCGCGGTCTTGTCGCTGACCGGCTTGAACGGCGAGTTGTAGACCTGATCTGCCAGGTCACCCTGGATGGACTCGATCAGCTTCTTCACCTCGCCGGCTTCCAGCGCATCGCGCTTCTCGCCCTTGTCGTGCTGCTCTTTGCAGTACGGCAGGAAGACGTTGACACAGTGGTCGAGAACCTTCTTGAACTGTGCCTCCGTCACGAGCAGCAGGAAGTCAGGTGCAGCTGAGGCCACATCATCCGCAGGGTAGGAACCTTTGAGGCTGCGGACGTAGGCTTCCTGAGCCGTGAACGTCGGGTACGACAGACGTCCGTAGAACGTCACGGACTTCGGGTTGTTTGTTGCCATGCTCTCCTCCTTGGAGATTGTTGTGTTGGATGATGCGGGCCACGGCAGATGCCTGCCCGCTCTCCTTGCGGAGCCTGTTGCTCAGTACCGCAGGCCGTAGTAGGACGCCGCCATCATCAGCGGCTTCACCTCGTGGGCCAGTTGTCCGACAACCTCGGCGAGGAATGTCGGTTGATCAACCAGACTGACATCGAGAACCTGCTCGATCGAGCCGTTCTCCGCAGCGATGACACGCTTGGCATCGAAGCTGCTGTCGTAGTCAGCGATGGTCACAACGACACCCCAGTCGGTGTCCTCGAACAATGGAGCCAGTGTTTCGTAGTGCGTGCCGCCGTACTCGGCAGCCTGCAGCACAGCTTCGACACTGAACTCACCAGGCAGCCAGTGCGTGCAGGTGTTGGACACGATGGCGAGGTGAGCGTCCGCCTCCCATGAGAGGGCGACCACATCCTCGACGATCTGTTCCACCGTGCGCTGGCTCATGGATCCTGAGACATCCAGGATCACCAAGTTCGGAGGTGCCGGCTCGTGGTGCACATGAGCCTTGTGGTCTCCGATGATCGGGCGCTTGGCGTTCATGATCTGCATCGATCGAAACACCAGTTGTCCGTGCTTGCCCGGCAGCGTGGCGACAACGTCCTTCAACTTGTCGGCCACCTGCTGGATCGAGGTTGCGATCTCGATACGTGCTGCATCCCAGAGTTGAGGCAGAACCTCTCCTTCGGGCTGCACCTCGCCGAACACGAGATCACCTTGTTGGATGTTGGGCAGATACCCGATATCCACCAGGTAGTCCTGCAACATGTCACTGTGCATCCCACCCTCAGCCGTCAAAGCGGTGATGACGGGTGTGTTGAACAGTGCCTTGAGCAGGGTGCCCAGCTCGTTTGCGCTGAGCCGGTACACCTGAGCGAAGAACAGTGCAGTCTCCACGTCAGGCAGCATCGACTTCAGCATGGTCAGTTGGAACTTGAGGTCTTGCCTCAGGTCCACGATGACCAGGTCTTCGTTGCTCATGCTTCCTCACTTTCTGTGATCGCCTCGGATAAAGCGATCAGCTCGAGATTCATACGCAGGTTGAGAGCCTGCACATCAGTCAGCCGGGGGTTGCCCTGCAAGTTCTCAGCCGCTGCGTGGTATCCGTTCGGCGGGTTCTTCCCGTCGAGCAGCACAACGTACTGAGCCTTGCCTGATGCCATAGCCAACTGATTGTTGCGAGTGATCATGTCCTTCAGCAGTGGTGTCTTCACCATCCGCATCTGAACCTGACCGATCAGTTTCCGCAGAGACTGACCGTCGTTCTTGGATGCAGCCTTGACCCCTTTCTTCGTGAACGAATCGAGGAGGTCGTACATCGGCAGCACTACACGTTCGAGAAGCTCGATCATGTCGGGATCCTTGGTCATCGCAGGCAGTAAGCCCAATGCGTTGACCATGATCTCAGCCAGGTTGTTCAGTTCCGTCTTCGACTTGCGAGGATCAGTGACAGGCAGGTGCAATAGCCTGTCCTCCAACGCCTGGTCGTATGCGACCACGCTGTTGCTGGCCCCGATGATGAACACCTTCGGCAGCACGAACGCACCAACCCTACGGCTGGTGAAGATGTCGAGCAGCCCGTTGTACACCTCGGGGAAACCACGCAAGAACTCATCCATCAACAGGATGTCGCCCTCTTTCAGGCTCGTCCAGAAGGTGGCCGGCAACATGCGCAGTGCCATCTCAGCACCGCTACCATGTGGCATCTGCACACCTTCGATCTCCAACGGACTGAGCCGGGAGACATTGATGATGTGCAGTTCAACATCCAGCAGTTCTGCTAGTTGTTCAACACTGGTCGACTTGCCACATCCCGGTGGACCCACCAGGTGTGGCATGGGAGAGCGGACGTCGTACGCCATCGACATGACGTACAACCGCATCAGTCGTTCAAGCATCAGCTACCTCCGGTGGTCGGTCGCCGCCCCTGCACAGGGGAGGACAGGGACGGCGACCTAGGCCGTGGTTACTTGACCACGACCAGCTGTGTGCCACCGGCAACCCAGCGCAGGTTGTCGCTGTCACCTTCTTCCAGGACACGGAGGATGATGCCCTCGCTGTCCAGGTGGATCACCTGAGGGGTCTTGCCCTCGATGGCTTCGCCGATGGTGACTGAGGCCCACGGATTCTCGTCGACCTTGGTCAGCTTGTCAGCTGCCTCGACGATCGGGGCGAAGAACGCCTCGACCGTGGCGTCGAACTCTTTTATCGCAGCAGCCTGGATGCGTGCCTCCACGACTGCTTCCCACGCGGGAGAGTACAGCACCGCACTGCCCGTGTTACCACGAGAGTCGGTGCCTTCGACGAGTGTGCTGCCATCCAGCAGCGGGGTGACTTCGAACATTGCTACCTACTTTCCGGGGCTGTGCCCCCTTGTTGTCCCTGCCATCTCATGATGACAGGGGGGTATGACAAAACCACAGGCTCAGGTGTACTGGGCCTGCGGCTTGATCAGATGCTTGTCCTTGGCCTTGCGGTACAGCTGAGCCAGGGTCATACGCTGGTGCTTCGCATCGGTCTCGACCAGGGCATCGAGTGTGTCATCAGTGGATTCTGATGGTGTCATTCGAGTGCCTCCATGATCTCGTCGAGTGGATCGTTGAAGTCCAACGTGGCGTACGCGGTGCCCAGTTCATCCAGGTCTCCGGTGCTGATGCGATCAGCAAGGGCTGTGTAGATCTGGCCGAGCAACTGCTTGTCCTCATCATACTGCGCCAGGTGGTACGTGGCTGCCATCTTGTAGCCCTGCACCATGTCGTCAACAACCAGGCTCATGTCGTACCCGTAGTTGTGGTACTTGGCGAGCCGTGCCCCTTCCCGTAAACCGTTGTAACGACTGATGAATCCCTGACGCCAGTTGTCCCGCTTGTTGGGCATCATCGGCAATGGACCGTTCGGGTCGTGACCCGGGAACAGATAGCTACGCATGTCCCGGTACATACCCGTTTCGGTTTCGACACCCATCGCCAGCAGACCGAAGTCGAAAGACTCGATCACCTGTGCGAGTGATGTCGTTGGCTGACGGTCGACCAACTTGTAGACGATGTTGGTCTCCACATCACTCAGGCTGTACAACCGCATGGAATTGGTGTGCCAGCCCTTCAGTCCGTACCGCTGCCACCTGTACCAGACACGGTCGAACCGCTCGTCCAGGTAGTAACCCTGGTCGAGCAGTCGCTGGATCGTGGTGAACAGGACAGGCTGGCTGGGTACGAACACGTCGATGTCATGGAACTCGGTGAGTCCATGTGCATCGGCAGCTGCACAAGAGCCGGCGATGAACGCCGGACTCCCGTGCAGCTGACCTACCACCTGAGACAGTGCCTCAGTCGGAGACAGGCTCGAAGTCAAGGGTCTGCTCTTCTTCGGCGGGCTGACCCAGCTCGTCGAGCTTGGCCTGCGTCTCGAGGATCAGCTGAGCAATCGCAGAAGCCTGCGTGTTGAGCCGGTCCAGCTTGGCTTCCAAGGACGAGCGCTTCTTCTTGTCGCGCTCTGCCTGGGCAGCAGCCTTCTTCGCCTCTTGCTCAGCAGCCTTCTTCTCTGCCTCTTCCAGTTGGAGACGCAACTTCTCGATGCGTTCCATTGGTGTACTACGACTCATGGTTCCTCCTTTAGTTGGATTGACATGTCACCCCCACCACCATGAGCCAGGTGATGGGGACATCTGTGATGGGTGAAGCCGCGAAGACCGCCGTACCGTGCGTCCACGAGTATCTGATCGGGACTTCCGCTTCTCTCAGACCTACGCGCACATGGATAGACGTCTGAGCATTCCTTCATTGAGACAGTCGATAGATATCTACTGCATCAATGGATGGGGGCGATGCGAGGGCAGTTTTATGTCATGCCCAGGACAACTACCAGGTGTTACACGTGGCACCATCCCCATGTCTTCATCCCCTTGTCATGGAGATGATCGACACAGGTGGAGCACACCTGGCTTGGTTGCCACAAGTGTTCTTGTGAGCAGCAAGCACAGCGAGTTGAAGTCATGATGACTCCTCTCGGTAAGTGACGGGCTGGTCCCGTCCCGATGAATGTTGCCTGCGAGACTCGACAAAGTTGATGAGTCTCGTGATGGTGAACATGGCGATCACGAACAGCGTCATGTCGCCTTGAGATGGGAACTCCATGATTGATCATCCCATCTCCCGCATCCTGGTTGCCAGGTCTAGCATCTCGTCGAGCTGACCAGCGTGGACACAGGCAGCGAGGATGTAGTTCATTGCATCCTTGTACTGTGTCTCGTTGAAGATCTCCTCGCTGTGCACGGCGTACATCCCCAGACGGAAACGCAGCCAGCAGTTGTGCAGATCGCTGTGTGCAGCAGCGATCAGCTCGATGAGCATCACCTCGTCGATGTGGAACATCGTGTCGTGGATGATCTGCAGTGTCTTGCCATCTGTCGGTAGCGGGTACTCGCCGGCGACCGGGATTACCCAGCCACCGTCGTCGGTCATGCACATGGCTTCCTCCTTGTGCCATTGTTGCGCGGGTTATGGGCAGTTCCGCTGCATCATGGCATCGAACTGCTCTTTGGTGAATGCGTCGTGTGCGCCCTCGTTGAAGGCTCGCCACATGGACTGAGGGTCCACGGCGTACATGTCGCACATCGCTTCGCGGTTGTCCGCGGGCTGGTTGAACCAGGTGTCATCGAGGATCTGGTCCTCGAGACTGAGCGTGTGCAGGTTGGTCGGTGGCTGTGTCGCCGTGCCCGGTGTGGACACGTCGACCGAGCACGCGCCCAGTGAGAATGCCATGACTGGGACGAGTGCGATGAGTGTTGCCTTGGTGATACGTGGTGCGTGCATGACTTCTCCTTGATCGGATGGTTGTGGTTGGTGTTGCGGTGTTTCTGTGATGCCGCGGAACTGTTCCTTGATGGTGTTGCTCTGATCACGGGCAGTTCCGCTGCATCGGTGCATCACTGTTCTCCTTCGGAGTCAGTGATGTATTCGGGTTGAACAGTGGGCGATTGACACCGTCGTAGCAGAGCTCGATGTACATGTCCTTCGTCATGATGTCCACCTCCTTGATGGTGGGTTGGATTGAATCCCGGGTAGCACGGTATCGAGTGAGACCGTGCTACCCGGGGCTCCGCCTGACAGGTTGGACGTCACCACCAGACAGAGGTTCAAGGGTTGATCAGGCCGAGCATCTGTAACAGGTCTTTGGCATCAGTAATGTCGTGTGCCCTGCCGGTGATGATCAGTCGTGTGTGCTGCAGTTCTTCAGGTGTGAAGATCTCCAGTGAGAAGTGCGGATCCGCGTGGTTCTTGCGGCGTTCGTCCACTGCCTGGTGTTCTGGCAGTTTCATCTGAATCAGGTCGCCCATGACTCCGGCACCCCCCGGACATTCGTCTCGATGTGGTGCTGAAGGATCAGGGTGTCGACCTCGTCCGGTGGGATGAGGCGCCAGCCGTTGGACTCGAGCACGGTGATCGAGGACTGGATCTTGAAGGTCTTGCGGCGGAGCTGATGGTCTCGCCATTCTGAGCGTGCGACATCGAAGAGCCACTGTGTCAGTGGCTGGGCGATGACACCCGCAGTGAAGATGATGAGAACGGATAGAAGAGTCATAGCTATTACTCCTAACTAGGGAAACTCTTTCCCTACTCTCTCTTACTCCTTCTTCCAAAAACAGTTTTGTTACTAAGAGTCAACGCCTTGACTCCTTCCACGCCTGGAAGGGGACCACGCCTGGGACATGGCAACCGCTTTTGCAGTCGTTGTCGATGGTGATGTGACCGAGGACTTGAACAGGTGCTCAGGTGTAGTCACCAGAAAAAGATTTCAGGTGACTACACCCTGACTACATTTGCCCTGATTTCAAGATCAAGATATGGGTGCGAAGATTACGCAACTACATGACACGGCGTGTCGTGAGTAGTAGGTGAACGGAGTGTAAAAAGTGTAGTCATGTAGTCAGGGTGTAGTCACCTGAAAAGGATTTCAGGTGACTACAAATG